GTGTCCCAACCGCAGAAGGCAACCAAGTCCTCACGATTCAAAATCTCAACAGGGATGCGGGTGTAAATCTGTTGGAAGATGCCGATCACATTCGATGCTGTGATGGCGCCAGAAACAGCGGCCACGTTACCTGATACAACAGTGCCGGATGCCTGGTCAAGCAAGCGGTTGAAGCCGTCAAACTTGTTGGTTTGGATGTTGGTGTTCGACGTCGCTGTCGATCCCTGCCAGATTGCAGTCTCGAGGGCAGCGGCAATCTTAGCGGCTTTCTGCTCAGAGAACGCCTGTTCGAAAGGAACGCCAGTGTAGTTGCTGCCTTGCGTCAACTGCGTCTGCATCCAGTACTGCTCAAGCGAGCGAGGGCACAATGCCTCTTGTACTTTGATAGCACCAACAGTCAACGTGCGAGCGCTGAACGTCGTTGTTCCTGATGCGTTCCATCCGCATGATGTCCCAGCCTGGAACGGTGCATCGGTGTCCATCAAGTTAAGGTTTGCAGCCGACTTGATGCCGACTTGCTTAGACAGCAGGCTGGCGGTCTTCGCTCCGAAGACGGCCTTGGTGATCAACGGCAGTCGCTGCTGGTCGACATACGTTGATAAGTTTCCAAAGGAATAGCTCATTTGTTTTGGGGTTTATAGGGTTAAAGTGTTTTCTTCATATTCTGGATCGTAGCAGCCAAGGCGCTGAAGTTCTCTTCCTTCCTGCGTCTGTTGTTCTCAACGATGCCGGGGATGCTTGGCGCTGCTGGTGCTGTTGGCAGGTCGCTGACTTTCTCGACGATGTCCGCCATCGTAGTCATGTGCGACGCCATCGCCTCCATCTTCTTGCGCTGATCTCCCAACTCCGTCATCGCTGCCTTGAGCTCATCCATGATCGCTTGCAGGTGCTTAGCAACGATCTCGGTGACAACTTCCGGTGTCATCGTAGGATACGCATCAGCGATCTCTTCAACGACTTCGGTGGCGACTTCAGGGGTGATTTCAGCCTCGACCTCAACTTCCGCAACTGGCTCTGCAGCTGGTGTTGCCTGCACCTCAGTGATCTTGCCGCTAACGGTCACGATTGTGCCAACGTCAGGGATTGTGTGCGTTCCATCAGGCGCTGGGATAACTGTCTCATCAGCGATGACGTAGACTTCGGTGCCTTCTACAAGCTCACCATCCACGCGCACAACGGTGCCGTCTTCAAGTGTGTAGTCAGCGAATGATTGCGGTGCCTGGGCGCTGAACTTCCTCAGCTCACCACGCAACAGGTCGATTGCATTTTTTAGGTTCATGGGTGTTGATTTAATTGGAAATATACCTTGATGGTAAATGTTGCAAAAAAGCCGCTAAATCTTGTGCCAATCCTGCCAGAGCCATCTCTAAGGCGCTGTTTGTGGGCTTCATGCCAAACAAGCCCTCAACGCTGAATCCAGTGAATTGTTCACGATTCTCCCACACTTTGTCGTTGTCAACTTTGAACGATCCGAACCAGCTGCCATTCTTAGCATCCTCGTATCCCTTGGGTGGGTTGATGCCTCGGTCTCTGTCGATGAGGTACGATTCAAACATATAGACGCCATCAAGCTCGGTGCTGTGCTCAGCATTCACGTTGTGCTGATTGCCCTGCTTGAAGTACTTCTGCACGATTTTGCGGATGGTGTCAGCATCAAAGACGACGTAGTACTCGCCGTATGTGTCATCGTTGCGGTAGATCGGCGTGTCTGCCAACATTAGCGGTCCTGTCAGCACCCGCTTCTCACCGGTCTCGCTGAATCGCTGCTTTTTGGCAAAGGCTTGGAATGGTCGCTCAATCGCCGGGTGCTCAACCAAAGCCACGAAGCTCACTCCCTCATCGACCTCGTCGATGGTCATCTTGTAGACTGGTATCTCCATGCTCGTAAATATACCTACGCTCCCAATGTTGCAAATTCCGACATTCGGCGCAGACGGCTTGAGGTGTCGCTGATGTCACGCTCTACGACGTAAGCCCTCAAACCTGTCTCGCCTTGACCTTGGTTGTTGGCGAGGTTGCCCAGGTCCGTGCTTTGTGGTGTGCCAAAGATTGGCGGTGGTGCTGCCTCGCCTCCTGTTGCCGCTGATCCTGTTGATGGTGCTGCCCCGCCTCCGCCTCCTGCCTCCGATCCGCCTTGGAACTGCTGCTGGCTTATTGCCTTGACACGCACCAGAGCCGATGCCGCCGCTGCCGCTGCCAGGACATAGCTGAGTGGTGGAGGTGCTGACTTAAAGGCCTTTTGCGTTGCGGAAATGCCGTCGATGATTGCAGTAGCCATTGACGCCTTCTTGTTGATGTCAAAGGCTCTCTTCTGCGCTTTTTCGCTCTTACCAGCAAACAGTGTAGTCAAATCCGCAATGCCCTGCAGTGTCTGCTTCGCACGGTCCACTCTGCGCTGTTCACGCATGGTTTCAAGATCTTCAGCCGACTTCAAGTCCGCCATTAACTCCTTGACACCCTTGCGCCTTTCGCCACGGATCTGCATCTCGCCGAGGGTAGATGCAGCCACCAGCTTATCGTAGTATTTCTTGAAGCCATCAATCAGCTGCATGTACTCCGTCTCATTGTCTTTTTTCTGCTGCTCGAACTCACGCTTGCGTTCCTCCAGCCTCCGTGCCCTTGCCGCCGCCTCCGCTGCCTCACGATCAGCAATGCCTTTGTCGATGATATTCTGCTCTTCGCGGATCTTGACGTTCAGCACCTCGATCTCTTGGCGTGCCGCATCCTGGTATGCATTCTGCCTCACCCCCTCCGCTGCAATAGCGTCATCAAGGTTCTTCTGAATATTGGCACGCTCCTGCTCGTATCTCTTGATCCGGATTGCCGCCAGTTGCTCATCGGTGGTGCCGAATGCCCTCAACTTGCGCTCATAGAACTCCAACGTGCCAACGGTCTCATCGAGCGCCCGCTTGACCTCCTTCTGATTCTCAACTTCTTCCTCCGTCTTGCTACTGAACAGCCCCATCGCCTCTGCTGCCAATCCCAATGCCACGACAAAGGCGCCGATGCCTGTAGAGACCATTGCAATCCTGAATGCTTTGAGCGCACCTGTGCTTGTGCCCACAGCTGCAGAATATAGCCCTTGCGCCAACGTCATCGCCTTGGTAGTGATGACGCTGTTGCGGTTTAGCAGCTCCGCCACTTGCTGCACACCAGTGACCAGGGCAATGGATGCCTGCACCTTCATCATCGTCTTCTGAAGGTCTTCATTCTCATCACCAAACAACGCCGCCGCACCCTGTGCAATGGCGAAGCCTCCAGCCATTAGCTGTGCCGCCTGACCAACAGCAGCGAGCCCCGCCGATCCTGCTTTTGAGTACCGGTCAATGGCTTGCTCGACACCTTCGATGTCACGCTTGAGCGATCCCGCCCTGGCGCTCAGATCTTGGAACTCCTTGGTGTTCTGCTTGCCAGCGGCGGCAAGATCGAGGAGCTCCTTCTTCGTGTCGTTGAGTTGCTCTTCAAGGCTTTTGAACGCAGGCGCAGTGTTGTCCTGCGCACTAACTTTGATAATTATGTCTTTTTCCGTGCTCATGATTCAGGGTTGTCAGGTTCAGTGCCAGGTTCGTTGGGGTAGTTGCTGTTGGGATCATACGGCGGCTCCGGTCCGTTGTATGGCGCCGAGGTAACGGTGCGCGGCACGAAGGCCGTCAGGTTGAGAATCCTGCGCAGTGTCACCCGGCATGGCTTCTTCTGGCCAACGAGGTAGTCGCGGATTTCAAGCAAACGCCACAGCACGCCGCCGTAGAATATCGGCTTGCGGAAGTCAAGTGTGGCGATGTCCGTAGTGGTCAGCATCATGCTCTGCTCCAACTGCAGCGCTTCCTTGCTGGTGGTCTCCAGGATGAAGTTCCACCAGAATTGGTTGTATAGGTTGTTGTTGGTGTATGCTACGGTTGAGCCCGATGCGTTGCGTGCATCGTAGTAGACTTGCCGCGGAATGCCAAACGCCAGGTCATTGGTGGGGTTGTAGGGGTTGTTGATGTGGCCAACGTAGGGCAGCGAGCTGACGACCATCGACGATGCCGCCGCCGTGATGTAGTTCCACGGATATGGCGCAACCGTCGTGCTTCCGGTGATGTTGGTGAACTGAGCAATCCGGTAGTTGTTTTGCAACGCCTTAATCGTTCCGCTCGATGGCGATCCGTCAATCTCGAAGGTTCGCCCGATTACTTTTTCGCTGGTGAACGCACCAGGGATGACAGTGGCAGCCTTCAGCTCGATTACGTTGTCACCACGTCCGTAGTAGTTGTTGGTGTCAAAGATGCGCCCGCCGTAGCCTTCAATCGCCAAGGGATAGCTCGCCTTGTACAGACGGCTGAGGTAGTCACCCGCATCTTTGTACTTCATGATGATGCGCCGGTATGCGTTGGGATCGCCGTTGGTGATTTTCTTCTCCGCATTCTCATCGGCCTTCATCGACCAATCCACAGAGCCACTGGTGTAGAATGATGTCCACGGCTCGATGTATATCAGCTTGGGATCATCGGGATCCGGCATGAAGTGCAGGTTGAACATCTTCTGCAAGTCAACGAGCAGGTCGCTCTGCCTAATGTCCCCAGGTAGCGCCGTGTTCATGTTAATGGTGCCCACCGATGCCGGGTTCTCCAGCGCCACCCACGTTATCGTGCTCCCCGATCCAATTTGCACAAATGGTGATCCTACCTGCTCATCATAGCGCAGGATCAAATTGGTGTTGCCGCTAACTGCGATGTTTTCAAACTGCAGCCCAACGGTGATCGGGTAAGTGCTACTGGTCAGCTCCGCAAATTGAGACGCAACGACACTGCTGGCGATGGTGTCATAGATTTGGAAGTCACCACCTGCTGTGCCTTCAACACTCAGCGTTGCCGTGCTGATGCGTATCTCAGCAAAGCAGTTCCATCTGGTGCGAATGGTAGGCGGCACCAACGTACTCGCCGATGCCACCCAATAGCCGCCGTTGTCAAAAAATGGCGAGACGTTGTCCTTGCTGAAGAGGACCTTGACGTTAACGGTCTGCGATCCTGTCACGCTGCCGGTAGCCTGCGCATAGACAGTGCTGCCACTGAGGTTGACAGCCAGTGTCCCCGCTGCATATGGCATGACCAGCCGCTTGAAGGCATCCGAATCAAAGAACGT